GGCCTCCATTTACTAGAGAATGCGCGCGCGCGATTTTAGGGTATTGTTTTTCGTAGTATATTTGCCGAACACAAACACGGAGCGTCGATCAGTCACAGAATGGGCTGTGAACGCTCACATATCGAAGGTAACATGAAGCAATACATTGCACGACGCAAGGCAATTTTCGACGACCTTGCGCAAGGGTATGACCCTAAATTGATGCGCGATCCTGTGTTCTGCAAGGCGCTTGAGACGTTTGCGGTTCTGTGCGAGCAGGAGGAGCGGTTGTTGAAGTTCATCGACGAGAACGGGTTCACGTACTCGAAGTTCAACACGCAAGGCGACGAGATACCCGTGGTTCGCCCTGAGACGGGTGTGTTACGCAACATCCAAGAGAGCAAGATCAGAGAGAGCAAGCGACTACTTCAATACGAGAGGGTAACAGATGAGCACGAAGAAGGCAGCGACCTCATCGCGTAAGCGAGTGATACGCAAGGCGACCGCTCTACCATGGCACCACTACCTATCGGAGGTGACACCCGATGTGCCTGAGTGGGTGCGCGGTGTGATCGAGCGGACGGCACCACGGAGTGAAGCAGGTCGAGACCCAAAGAGCGGGTTTTACTTCGATTGGGTTGAGGCTGATCGTCGTGTGGCGTTCATTGAGGAATACTGCCGCTATCCGAAGGGTGCCAATGCGGGTGAGAAGATGAAGCTGGACGAATGGCAGAAGGACAGAATAGTGCGACCTGCATTTGGTTGGAAGCGGCGCGGCACGTCCACCGCTACACATGGTGACCTTCGTAGGTATCGCAGGGTGTTTGTTGCCATCCCGCGTAAGAATGGCAAGTCGACATTGATCGCTGCCTGTGCGCTGAGCATCTTGTTACAGGACGGCGAGATGCGCGCTGAGATATACTGCCTTGCGAGTAATACAGGCCAAGCAAGTATTGTTAAGGCTGCCATTGACGACTTTATAAAGATGGACGCGCGGCTGCAACGTATGCTTAATGTCAAGCGCGGCAAGATCGAATATGAGGGTGGCGTGAAGCAGTATGACAGCATCGTGGAGGTACTCAGTAGCGGCGACGGTAAGCACGGCAAGAACACGCACGCGGTGTTGATCGACGAATTGCACGAGTTCTTGCAGCCAAAGCAGTTGGTTGCCTTGGAGGCCCTGACCTCATCTATGCTATCACGCACGCAGCCGCTAGAGTTCACGATGACCACCGCTGGCAGCGACACCAATAGTGAGTGCTTCAAGTGGTGGGAGTACTGCACGCAGGTAGACAACGGCAGCATTGAAGACGACTACCTACTACCTGTGATGTACGGCGCCAACCCTGACGACGACTGGCACGACCCTAACGTGTGGGCTAAGGCTAACCCGGGCATTGGCAGCACCATCACCGTTGAAGGGTTCAAGGCTGAGTATCTTAAAGCGGCTAAAGACCCTCGCAAGTTAAATACGTTCTTGCGTTTGCACTTGAATATATGGACGCACGCAGACGAACGCTGGCTGACAGATGATGAGTGGATGAAGTGTGCGGCTAAATTCACTGAGGAGCAGGTCAACCACTTACCTTGCTACGTAGGTATAGACCTTGCTGCCACCCGTGACTTTAATGCTGTGGCTTGCTTATGGGTTGATGTTGACAAGTGGAAGTTCTATTTGAAGGTACACCACTTTGTAAACCGCGAGGCAGCAGAGAGCCGCGATGCGACGGGCGGCGTTGACTATTTAGTGTTCGAGCGCGAGGGTTCAATGACCATCACCGAGGGTAACAGTACTGACCACCCCGCGATACGTGACTACGTGTTGGACTTTGCAAGCCGCAACCAAGTTAAGACGGTGGCTTATGACCGAGCGATGAGCAGCTTTATTATTCCGCAACTTGTGGATGAGGGTATTCGCTGCGAGCCGTTCAGTCAAGGTATTTTCGGCATGAGCTATCCATCGAAGCAGCTTGAAGTTGAGGTGATGAAGCGCAATATTGTGCATGATGGCAGTGCATGCATGCGTTATCAGATGGGTTGTGTGGTGATTTACCGCGATAACAACGACAATATTAAGCCTACGAAGGTGAAGAATAGCCGCAATAAGATCGACGGTGTTATCGCAAGTATCATTGCATTTGGGCAATTCTTGCATGAAAATAGCGAGGAGGTAAATATTTCAGTGCAGGTGTATGGGTTAGACTAGATTTTTTTTATCTTAGCACCCTAACTGGTACTCATCAGTACAGATCATACTCATAGTTAGGTTTAGATTTAATTGGTTAAGCACAAGCAGAAAAGCGCAACGAAACGTCGGAGCGCTTTTTTTTGTGCCACACAACATGCAGTTAAGTGATTGATTTGCAGTGCATTAAACATTTTTACCTAAAGTGATACTTTAACATAGTGCATTTAAGTATCTTTGTCTCATGGGTTTACTGGATAGAATATCCAACGCTTACAACGCATTGACTGGCCGCGCGACCTACATCGCTTGGACTGGCCAGAACGAGGAGCTGCTGCAAGGCCTGTTGCCTCGTGCAAGCTCGTCGGGTATAGACGTTAGCCCTGAGGTAGCTTACCAAATCAGCATTGTCTATGCTTGCGTGAATAAGATCGCGAGTACTTGTGCGATGCTACCTATCTACCTGACTGACGAGCGAGACGGTAAATTCCGCAACGTCACCAACAATCCATCTACAAGATTGCTTAATGTGTCACCCGACGGTGAGATCAACGCATATTACTTCCGTCAGTCGCTCTATGCGATGGCTTGCCTGTTCGGTCGCGGTTATGCACGCATCGAACGTGGCTATGACGGTCGCCCTATGCGCATAGTGTACCACCCGACAACCGACGTACTAGAGAAGGTCGTGCCATCGCCCGACAATAGCTTCACGGCGACGATGTATCGCATTACCATTCGCAACGGCACCAACACCACTATTAAGTGGGTACCCGCGAGCGATATTATAGTGCTTCGCAGCCTATTCGGTCAGTCAGCATCAGTGGTCAACCGCGATGCAATTGGCCTACTTAAAGCAGCACAGGACTACGCGGCTGAGTTCTTCCGAAACGGTGGTGTGATGAGCGGCTTGATGACCTCTGAGCAGCCGTTACGCCCTGAGCAGATCGCCGACTTGCTCAAATCATGGGAGCAGCAGAAGGGCAAGCAGACCCGATTGATGCCGTGGGGGCTTAAATATCACCGCTTTGGCGTTGAACCTGACAAGGCGCAGAACACTGAGTCTCGCAAATTCAACGCTCAGGAGGTGTGCCGCATCTTCAATGTGCCCCCTGCGATGGTAGGTCTGGACGGTGGAAGCGGGTATAAAGACTACGAAAATCAAGCGAAATCGTTCGCAACCATGACAATCGCGCCATTTTGCGCGTCGATTGAGTGCGAATTGAACTTAAAGCTACTCTTTCAAAGTGAGCAAGGCGCGCAGTACTTCCGTCACGACATTGATGAGTTGATGCGTGGCGACATGAACGCACGCAGCAACTACTACGACAAGATGTTGCAGAATGGCGTGTTCAGCCGCGATGAAGTGCGTCAGATTGAGCGTTACAACCCTATTGAAGGTGGAACTATTCACACGGTACAGGTTAACCAGATCGCACTCCAATACTTGGAGGAGTACAGCGCTAAGGTAGCCGCAAAAGCAGAGGTACAACAGGCGACAACAACCGCCGACGACAATAATAACAAGCCGTCAGGTAGCGAAAGCGACGATGACGACGAAGATAACGACGACGATGAATAATAATACACCCCCCGCAACACCCGCAGGTGCTCCAGCAGGTGCGACCGACGTACATGAGTTGGTGAAGGTCGACAACGGATACCGCGCTGCATCTATGATGCCCGCGAGTCTTGACACCGATAAGCGCACCGTTGAGGTGACGTTCGGTACCGAGGCACTTGTGCTGCGCTATGACTGGCGTAGCGACAAATACTTTTGGGAGCAGCTTGGCTACAAGTCAGGCGAGGTGCGCATGGAGCGGTTAACTTCGGGTGCCGCGCCGGTGCTTGATAATCACAACTCATACGGAGGTGCAAAATCGAGCCTTGGAGTAGTTGATAGCGCAAAGCTCAACGGCAAGTCGGGCACGGCGGTATTGCGGTTCAGCAAGCGAGCAGACGTAGAGCCTATCTATCAAGATGTGCTTGACGGCATTATCCGAACGGTCAGCGTAGGCTACCGAGTGAATGAGTACCGCGACACGGGTAAGATCGGCGAGAAGGGCTACCCTATTTACCGCGCGGTTGATTGGGAGCCGATGGAGATTAGCCTTGCGCCAATCGCCGCTGACCCGCAGAGCCGAGTGCGTAATGAGGCTACCGAGCACTACGAGGTGCGCTTGCATCGCGATGCGACTGAGCCACCTGCGCCCGTAACGCCACCCGCAACAACACCACAACCACCCAAAAACGAAATCCCGCAGCGAAGTGCTGCGTCCACTAACCCTAAAAAATCCAAAGCAATGGATGTAAATGAACTAAAATCGCTGCGGGCTACCAAAATGAAGGAGCTCGCGGCACTCGACACGCTATCACGTAGCGCGTCAGGCGTAAGCGACGAGGACAAAGTGCGCCTCGACGCATTGACTAACGAGGTCGCAGGCATCGACGACCAAATCAAAGCAGCTGAGAAGCGTGCTGCGTTGCTGGTAGCACACGCTGCCGCAGGTGCAGGCGGTGCAGCTCCTGAGCACGTTGAGAAGCGTAAGATGGTCGGTCGCGCAAGCATCACCGAGCAAGTGTTACGCATCGCAGATGGCAAGCCGCTCAACGGTGTTGTAGCTGAGATGACACAGGACGCGCAGGCACGCGGCTTGACTGAGGGCAACGGCATCTCGATTCCGACAGACTTCATCGACGCGATGCGTGCCGGCACAGCCGACAACTTCGAGATTGACTCAGGGCAAGGCTCAGCGTTCAAACCTACGGAGGTGCCGTCGTTTATCGAGAAGATGTTCGCGCCTTACGTGTTCGAGCGCCTTGGTGCAACTCGCTTGACTGGCTTGATCGGTAAGCAGCAGTTCCCACGCCAAAAAACGCACGGTTCGTCAACCGCTCGTACCGAGGTGCAAGCCGCAACAGCCGCAGGGTTGGAACTCGATGACTTGACAATGGATGCGCGTCGATACGCAGCAAAGACACAGTACAGCAAGAAGTTGCTTGTTCAGTCTCCGCTCGCGTTCGATTCGATTATTGCCAACGCTTTCCGTCGTGACTTCGAGCGCAAGATCGAGTTCGACGGATTCCTTGGAGCAACTGGCGGTGCCAACATTGTTGGTATCTTCAACCAAACTGGCGTAAACGACATCACACCTGCTGACGTAACTAACTACAACGCTATCGCGGCGGCCTTGTACAAGGCTTCAATCGCAGGTGAAGCGAACGTAGATATGAGCCAATGGGTATTGTCTCCACGCACATGGGAGTTGTTGCAAGCAGCCGCACAGGTAACAGGTGTAAGCCCGTTGTTGTCGGCAGGAGGCACGATGCACGGTCGCCCGACGGTTACCTCGCCTTACTTGCTTGACAACACCAACCAAGGGCGGTTGTTGTTCGGTGACTTCTCGCACGCGATCTTCGGCTACTGGGGTTCGTTCGACCTCGTTGTAGACCCTTACACGCTTGCCGAGACTAACCAGATCAAGCTTGTAGGTCAGATGTACGTTGACCTCGGCTTATCTCAGCCGCTTGCATTTAGCAAGTGCGACGAGGTAGGTAACACCTGATAATTCGCCCTTCGGGGCATGACACCGCCCGCAAGGGCAACACCACGCCTCTTAGAGGCAACTCCACCGACGCGTGGTTGATGTTATCCATGTGATAACGTGTTTTGTGAGAGCCTCGCCCTACGGGGCGGGGCTTTTTTTAACCATGCACCGCTGAATAAGACCCCCGATAGACACACCTCGACACCCCTGATACAATGGCAGTAAAGACAACATTCACAACGCAGCCTAACTACCTCACAGTGCTGACCCTTGCGCAAGCGAAGGAGCAATTGCGCATACCGTCTTCAATTGACGATGAAGATGCGATTCATACAGCCTACATCAACGTCGCAGGTGAGCAGGTGATGCAGATGACAGGCCGCGTTCTTGCGCCCTGCAACTTGACAATGTTCATTGACAGCGACGACATCAACGGTCGTGTAAGGCTGCCCTACAGCCCGCTAACCATAACGGAGGTTGCCTACTTGCAAGAGGACGGCAGTTATGTAGCGGCGGCGGCGACTGACTACAAGGCTGACATTATCGGTAAGACGCCAAGTATTGAACTCATCACACCCCCGCAGGTAAGCGGTTACAATGTCGTGCGCATCACAGCCACGGCTGGATTTGCCGCAGGCACTTGCCCGCAGGGGTTAATTCACGCGATGCGCTTGCTTGTGGTTCATTACGATGAGAACCGCTCGCAGACCATTGCCCCTGTGCCATTACGCGAGATACCGCAAGGTATTTACGCCCTTGTGAACACCCACCGAAACGAGTATTTTGTATGAGAACAGGTCGCAAAAATCGGTTAATCACCATACAGCAGCCTGTTACCACAGCGAGCAACACAGGCAGCCGTAGCGTATCATGGGAGACGTTCATCGAAGTGTGGGGTTACCTCGAAGACCGCGTGCGGGGAGCCAAGGAGGATACCGCAAGCAGTGTGTTGTACCCGATGCACAACGTGGATTGGATTATTCGATACACGCCTGGCATCACACCTGCTATGCGCGTCAGCTACGACGGTCAAGTGTGGGAAATTATCGGTGTGCTGAATGTCGACAACCGCCGTGCTGAAATGCGCTTAGCGTGCGAGTTGCGGGGCAATGGTGCAGCAACATCAGGGTTGACGTGCTTACCCGCGACATATCGCAATGGTAGCAGCCCTACCTTCGAGCAGCAGATCGCATCGGGAGCTGTGTACACCGCACCTGCTATTACCGTTACCGACGTCAACGGTACGACACGATCAGTGCTGCCTAACATCAACATCACCGCTATCTGGTCAGCCATCACAGGCCGCAACACCGACGGTGTACAATTTTTTGAACTTGCTGCCTACCCATCAGGCGGGGCAGTCGTGCTTGCAGATATTGAAGTTGAAGGCGCAGACATTATAGGCACGTTTCCCCAGCCCACGCGAATTATCGTATCGGGCGCAGATGTTGAAGGTGTAGACGTGAATGAGGCTACAGGCGAGATGACTATTACAGTCGACGGTGAGGTGTGCTCCCCTGCGACCTACTCCAACGGTGGGGCGTTTGTTCAGGTCATTGGATCAGGCGACACCTACACCGCTCCTCAGATTCAGATAACCGACGTCAACGGCGTTGTCCGTAATTCGCTCTCAAACATCGCGGTTACTTGCGCGTGGTCAACTCTTACAGTGCGATCAACAGACAGCGTTGCTATTATTGGAACGATACTCACTTACCCATCAGGCGGTGTTGCTCTAATGGGCAACCAGCGGGTAAAGCAGCAGGACGACACAACAATCAACACCGTCCCGTATCGCGACAACATTAAAATTATCAATGCTGACGTTTCATCGGTTGTTACTGCCGCAGGCGAAACACAAATTGCGATTGTAAAGGAGACCTGTCCGACGCTTGGTGAACTGATTGAAAACGCAACGTGGTCTGAGATCGAGGCGGACTTGTCGCCTGCACAACTTGAGGCGGCTCAGGCTTCGATTTGTACTGCACCGCCAACGGCCATCGCGCCTATGTTCATTCCCGCCACTCAAAAAGTGGTTTACTTCACGGGTAAGTTGGACGAGGGTGGTCGTATTGCAGCGGGTGATTTTGACTTGCCGTCGGGGGCATTTGCCGAGCAGCAGGGCAGCGACTACTCGACGACAACACCGTTTTTGAACTTGCTCCACAACAACGAGTTTGGCAACAAGTCGGCATTTTGCGACACAGCAGGCAACCCATTAGACTACTCTTCGGCAACGCCCGCTGACAACATTGTACTGCACACGGGCTACCGTCGAATGTGGTATATCGTGCGTACAGCAGCTACTTCGGTAGACAATGCACTTGACCTTGCCGCCGCTGCAACTCACGGAGGATTTACGGACTGGCGGATACCAACGCGGGCTGAAATTCACTCGTTGTTTGATTATGACAACACCAACGCCATGAACACAATCTCAGGCAAGCCGCCCGGGTTTAACACGTTGTCAATGATTGGCATCACCAGTTGCACCACGAATTCACTTAATACTACCCAAGTATTTATCACGTTTTCCAACGGAGCAAGGCAGACAACACCCGTAGCGGCAAGTTCGTCGAAAAACTTCATTTTAGTCAGAACATACTAACCACACTCCAATGGTAACAATGCAGTTCGATCAAAATGAAATGCGCAAACTGATGGCTAAAATTGACAAGTTAGCCAATATTGACAGCATCGCACAGCGCGAGATAATCGAGGCAGCCGAGAGCAACGCGCAGATATACGTCTCAGCGGCTAAGTCGCGCATCCGTGACTACCACAAGGATATTATCGTGGTGAAAAAAAACGGCACGCGGCTTGTCATCCCTCGTGGCACATTACGCCGCTCGATGGGTACATGGCTACCGAAGGGTACAAAGTCGATGGTGATGGCAGGGCCGAGAACGCGGTCGCTTGGTAAGAGTGTTGGTGAAGATAGCGACGGGTGGTTCGCGGGTATTGTCGAGGGCGGCTTGTTCGGGCCGAAATTCGGCGGTCGAAAGACCACGGCCAACACGGGGGTATTCGAGAAGACTAAAGCTAACGTAGCAAGCCGCATTCAATCCAATATGCGCAATGATATGCTTGAGATAATCAATAACGTAGCAAAACGATGAGCGGAGCAGCAGTAATTTATAACCGCCTAACAACGGGCGCAACGTCAGCGATCACAACCGAGATCGCACCACGGCAAAAGCACATATCGCGTGGGGCAACGCCTTACGTGGTGTACTACCGTAACCAAGTGCAACCCAACGGCACTAAGCTATCAACATCGGTGGTAGACGAGGAGACGTGGATATTGCAGTGCTACGCTGACACCTACGACGGTGCAGCGGCACTTGCTGAGGCGGTAAGGACTGACCTAGATCGCATCCCCGCTGGTACCTACAGTGGTGTAACCGTCGATGGTAGCCACTTCACCAACTCTACCGACCCTGAGTTCGACGACGACACAACGCTATTCGATACCGAGGTTGAAGTGCGCATTCGTGTCGTTCGAGCGGGTGCATTACCCACGTCTTAAAGCGCACAAGCCAACGCCTTAAGGCACACAAAATCAGTTAATTACATAATTTGCTTAAAGTAATACTTTAACAAGATCAGATTAAGTATATTTGTATCAGACAATTAAGAATCAAAAAACCCTTAAATACACATTACCATGCCTACATTAGGAGTAATGAATGCGAGCCAATTTGTAATTTATGCAGGCTCATCTTACGACGGTTCAACACCTATCGGATTAGCGCTTAACGCGTCAATCAGTCTTAGTGAAGACCCGCGAGACACTACCAATAAATTCAGCGGAGGTTGGCGCACATTAGCTGAGGGCTTGCGCTCTTGGTCAGGTAGCGGTGAGCACTTATTTTCAGAGGTCTCAACAAACGGTGTTGCTCAATTATGGGATGCGTTTTTGAGCCGTGGTGAGTTGTTCTGCAAGGTGACATCACATGTTGATGGTGACGAGGTAAATGGTGACAGCCGTTTTCGTGGAAAAATCCGCATCACCTCATTGGAGCAGACAGGCGGCGTTGAAGATAACGTGCAGTTCTCGTTTTCATTCGAGGGCGTTGGCGCGTTAATCCGCGAGACAATATCTGAATAATCAACCACACAATACACAACCACATGATTGACGGAACTATCACCCTCGCAGGTAAAGACCTGCCTTATCGTCGCACACTTGGAGCAATGAAACGCTTTGACCTCCGATACAAGGGAGAGATCAGCGTTTTGAACTTCAACGTTCGCGGTCACGTAATGCGCACCGATCACCTTATTACTCTTGTCTATCTGATGATAGAGGCAGGGTTTAAAGCTCTCGATCAGCCTTGCACGATCACCGAGGAGTGGCTGGAGGACAACACATCGTCAGCCGACCTTGAGGCGATCAGTGCGGTAATTATGCCGCAAGCTGAGACCGACGACACAGCCGAGAAGGGTGAAGATGGGCAAAAAAAAAGGCAAGTGCCACGGACAAAGCCGTAAAGGCAGCAGGTCGCGAGATGACTTGGCAGATACTAACTGAGTTGGGTGTGGGTGAATTACAACTGCACCCAACTCTTTTTTTTGACATGACCTACGATGAGTTGCTAGTCATGTTGGAGGGTAGCCGTCGTAAATCACGCGAGCAATGGGAGCAGGTGCGATGGCTTGCGATGCAGCAGTTAAGGGCGCACTTAAAGAAGGGCGCAAAGCTAGACCCGCGTAAGGACTTCATTGAATTCCCGTGGGAAAAAAACAAGCCATCCGCAGCCGTAAGCATTGACGAAATAAAAAAGGGCTGGGAGTTCGCCCGCAAAAAAGAGAAGGTAATTAAGACCGAGAAGGTCTGGTAACATACGCATTATGGCATCATTAGGAAATCTAGTCATTAACGTAGGGGCTAATACCTCCGACCTCAATAAGGCTTTAGGGCATGTCAACCGTGAGGTAGGACGCACAACGGGCAACATTCAAGCGCTCGGCAAGCGGATGAGCTTAGCATTCAGCGCACCCCTTGCCGCAATCGCAGGCACATCGTTCAAGGTATTCGCTGACTTCGAGCAGCAGATGGCCAAGGTTAAGGCGGTCAGCGGTGCAACTGCCGACCAATTTAAGGCACTCAGCGACAATGCTACCATGCTTGGTAGCACGACGCGATTCACATCAACGGAGGTGGCGCAGTTGCAGACCGAATATGCTAAGCTGGGTTTCACCGCCGATGAGATCACCAAGGTCACAGCGGCTACACTTGCACTCGCTCAAGCAACCGACACCGACCTTGCGCGTGCGGCCGAGGTGGCAGGTAGCACCTTGCGTGCGTTCGGCCTTGACGCATCACAGACAGGCATGGTTACCGACGTAATGGCTGCCTCGTTCAGCTCGACGGCGATGGATATGGAGAGCTTTGCCGAGGCAATGAAGTATGTCGCCCCTGTTGCTAAGTCGGCAGGTGTAAGTATCGAGGAGACCACCGCTATGCTTGGCACGCTTGCCAACGCGGGTATAAAGGGGTCGATGGCGGGCACATCGCTCCGACGCATTATTACTGACCTTGGCGCGGGAGCTGAGCCTGTTGGAGAGAAGATACAGACACTCGCCGCTAAAGGCATGACACTTACCGACGCATTCGATGAGGTAGGCCGCACGGCGCAATCATCGTTGCTCGTATTATCCGCAGGTGCTAACGCAACCGATGCGCTTACCGTGTCGCTCGGTCAATCTGAGGGGGCTGCACAGCGCATGGCCGACACAATGGACGCGACCACGGTTGGAAGCATGAAAAAGATGCAATCGGCGATCGAGGGTGCACAGCTTGCAATCGGTAAGGCACTGGCACCCGCAATCGCTGGGTTGATGGATATGGTCACGGGGCTTGCGTCGTCGTTTGCTAATTTATCTGGCACAACACAAGGCATCATCATTGTCATGGGTGGGCTACTTGCCGCCGCAGGGCCTATACTTGTCATGCTGCCTCAGATGGTGCTTAGCTTTAACCTACTTAGCACAGCGATGAAATCGCGCGTCATTCCTGCTATCTTACGCATGAACGCTGTGCTAATGGCCAACCCTTATGCGCTAGCGGCGGCTGGTATCGTGGCGCTGGGGGTGGCTATGAGCAACTACATTACATTCACTGACCCTGCTGTAAAGGCCGCAAAGTCATTCCAAGATGCGTTGAACACCGCCAATACTGAGGCCGAGGTGGCGAAGCAAAAAGTAGAGCGGCTTGCGAAAGTGGTACAGGACGAAACTAAGAGTGAACGGTTACGTGAGCAAGCTTTGCGTGACTTGCAGGCATTGTCGCCTGAGTACTTCGGCAACCTCGACATGGAAAAGGTTAAGATGGGTGAGTTGACCACCGCTGTTGATGCTTACTCAGCATCGGTGGTTAAGGCCGCGCAGAAGCGGGTACTTACGCAGCAACTCGATGAGGCTATTGCAGCGCAGATGAAGTTGAAGGACGAGCTTGTCGACGGCCCTGCAATGGTTGATAAGCTAATGGGGGCTTTTCAAGGCCCTGCTGGTTCAATCGCAATGCAGCAGCGACGAATTGGACTTGACCTTGCCGAAAACAAGTCGCTGGTTGATCGCTTGACAGGTGCGCTTCATGCGTTGGACGATAGTGTTGATGGCGCAGGCGATGTTGTTGCTGCACCAATGACTGAGGCAGCCACCGCCGCCACCACCGCGCGCACCGAGGTTGATAAGTTGAAGGAGTCATTCGACGACCTCTACAACGCACAACAAGCAGCACTTAGCAATTTTGAGAGCAGCGATAGTATGCGGTTTCAATTTATTGAGAAAGGCCAAGCGGGTGGAGCAGGCCCTAACCTTACCACTGTTGACCCTGTCGAGGAGCAGTCAGATGATGGGTGGCTAGAGCAGGCAACAGTAGACTATAAAGCGCACACAGACGCTAAGATACTTGCTGAGCAGGAGTTTCAAGATAAATTGAACCAAACGCTTATGCTGGCTGACAATCTTGGTCAGTCATTTGGCAACACATTTGGGTCTATGATAACAGGCAGTGTGTCGGCTGGGGAGGCAATGAAAGGCATGGGTAAGCAAGTGTTAAAGACATTGATTGGCGTTGCTAAGGCTAACGCCGTGGCGGTGTTCTCATCACCAACCAACCCTGCTAACCTTGCCTCTGGTGGGCTTGCTATGCCTGCCGTCATTGCTGGTGGACTTGCACTTGTCGAGGGTTTAATTGGTGCAATCGCGTTTGCCGACGGTGGTATCGTGTCAGGGCCTACCCTCGGCCTTGTTGGTGAATACGCAGGTGCTCGCAACAACCCTGAGGTGATCGCACCGCTTGACAAGCTGCAATCAATGATAGGCGGCGGCGGTGGCGGTGCTACCAATGTAACCGTCACAGGGCGCATCAGCGGAAATGACATTGTACTAGCACAGGAAAGCGGTTCACGCCGCCTTGACCGCAGCCGCAACCGAACGCGATAATACACCACCCCTAACACCCTGTCACACCACCCTAACACCCCGACAACATGAACCTTTGGTTATATAGTGAATTTTTCAGCGATAAAAGCACCAAGTGGCGCGTTGAGATATACGGAGAAAGCGAGCCGCCAACGGCTGACTTTGAGCCTCGCGAAACGACCCTGACAAGTAAGGGCTTTGAGTTAATCTACGACGGCAAGTCGCAAGAGCCGTTCCAACAGATCGTAGGTAGCAAGGTAGAGTTCACCTTGTACTACGGCACGGTGGAGATGAACCAAATGCCGTCGGGTGATGGCACTGAAACGGTAACCGTCGATCTAATGATTACTCGTCTGCGCACTGAGGAGGAGGGTCATTTTCAGCTTAAGATCATTCGCGACCCCGATGGTGATAATGAGTTCTATTGGGCGGGTGTGATACTCGGTGAGCAGACCGAAATTGAAAACGCCCCATTGCCCCGCGAGTTGGCATTGACCGCCGTGTGTGAACTTGCTAACCTGTACAAGGTGGACTACCTTGAGAGCGACGGGTCGTTCTACACAGGCCCTGAGACGTTTATGGACGTAGTGCGCAAGTGTCTATTGAAGGCTCGGACAATCGGATTTTGGTCGCTGGGTGATGACTTCCTGTGGACACAACGCTACTTCAACACCTCGGTGGCTATTGCAGACGGCAACGCTGACCCCTATCTTTACCACCGGTGCATTAGCGATGAGTTGATACTGAGCGATGACGGTGTGCTTAAACGCCCGTTATCATGCGGTGAGGTGTTAGAGCGCGTGTGCGATACGTTCATGGCTTCAATCTATCTATCGCAGGGTAAATTCTTTTTAATACCCCGCCTGTGCATCAGCAACTCACCTCTGTATTCGCTAAATAAATACGACATCGGCGGTAACTTGCTTGCTGCCAACAGCTCGTTAAACCCGTTTTTTACCATTGGAACAGGGGCGGGTCAAGCGAAGATATTAAAAGGAGGCAGCGATCAGTGGTTGCACCCTGTAAGATCAGTGCGCAGGGAGTACAACTTCCGTGGGCAATTACCGCTGGTCAGCAGCACCAATGCCACACTAGGCGACAATGCGCCTTATCAACAGCCTATCGCAGATTTGCTTGGTGTTGAGTTCGAGAGTGAATTTTTCGTCGCTCCGTCCGGTACAGCTTTTCAAACCCAATTTTTTTGGCAAATCAACCAAACCGCAGACGGCACCCGCACAGGTGATGCACGGGCTTTGCGTTACAAAATGCAAGTGCGGTTTAAGATGGGCGACTACTATCTCAAGCGGCTTGCAACACAAGTCGGCAGCGGCATATTCACCCTTGCCGCAGGTGAGCAGATCAGTGTGTTCCAGCCTTACAATGCAGACGTTGCTTGGACTACCGACACGGGTGATCTATGGGAGATTTACAGCCAAGTGGTCAACGCTAAGTATGGGGCTAACATAAATCAGCAGTTCTCAATCATCACCCCTGCCTTGCCTGACGACGAGAGCGGGTTGCTTGTTGAGATCGTAACGGTAGAGGCTTACGAGGCAGATGGTGACACGAGCAGCATTATTACTGACGACGCGCTTGCTGACTGTGATATGCAGTTATTTTTTCAAGCCTACGTGCTCAATAATGGAGGCGGTCAGGGCTTGGAGAACATCCTATTCGAGGGTGCATTCGATAACAACGCCCGCGAGGACATTGAGTTGAATGAGGCGTTTTTTGGCGATCAGATTAGCACCTTGTCAACCAAGGGCAGCATCAGGTATAACGACAACTTTACCCTTACCTCCGACGATTGGAAAATACCAACAGCGGCTGGGCTTGAGTTCATCAACGCTCTACTTGTAAAGACCTATGCGCAGCACCGTCACAGATCGAAGCGAACGCGGTTAATGAAGGTTTTTCACACGCCTATTTACATGTGGAGCTTGCCGTTCTATGAGACAATATTCTGGTGCATCACATCGTTGCGGTTCACAGCTTCACTTGACGAGTACGACTTGGAGTTCATTGAGATGTCGCTGAGCGGCACAATAACCGTTGCGCAGGTAGATAGATTCAGTGCGCCTCCCGCAGGTGGCAACCCAAGCGCAGCCATTGAGAGTGTTCAACAGTCTGTGCAGTCAGTAGCCGACACAACCGCTGCCACGGCAACACGGCAACTAAACTTGCAGCCGTTAGGTGTTGGAGGAATAGTGCTGCGATCAACCGAGGGAGCGGTTAATGCGGTAACCTACACCCCTCGCGCGGGTGTTGATGCAAGTGTCGAGATGCCGTTGTCGTTCCCGATCTTCTTGGTGCTTGCCACCCGCATCACCACCGATACCGAGCGGTGGATTTCATTTGCCAACGGCGTAAATTTAGCCGTCCGCGAATACGACACTGAGTTCATTGTACCGTTCGATGGGCTGACCGTGTCAATGTGGATTCGCGTCGAAAATGCCGCCACGGTTACGGTGAAGATTTATGTGAACGGCACATCAGTAGCCAGCGACAGCAGCGCGATGGGAGCTGGTGATGTGTTGGAGTTCTCGTTACCCGACGAGGTGTTCAATGCTGGCGATTTGTTGTCTGTGAGTGTACAGGGCAGCGTTGCCACGGGCAATACCAACGTGACGTTGATGTTGAAGGGGTGATGTTACCGCGTCTCCCTCGTTATCAAATCATAAATCGCGCCCGTGCGGTTGTCGCGGATGAACACCCCCCTACCCTCAATCACCACCTTGGTGTATCGGGGTCGGTACGTCGAGGTGTCCTCATTTGAACTGTCCTCATTTGGCAGCAGCTCCAAAAAATTCACCCCCTCGAAGGTAACGGTAATGCAGCCCCACGTACACGTTGAAGTCCACGGAGGGCAACCGCCTTGTGGGTAGAAGCAGAACCAATAACTTACCCCCGCTTGCAGTTCAAATCCCATCGTTACGTTGTGGCTGAAACCCGTGTAAGGAGGTGTCGAGGTAACGCAGCCTTGGTCTAAGTTAGGGCTATTAGGATCTTGTGACCACCCGCAATACACATCCAACTCATCCCAATTCCAGCACGCACCACCACCGCCTGACCACGGTCTAAATAATAGTTCACCTCCATCATCGGGGCAGCCGTTGAACAGCATGAATCCCGATACCTGCGGGTCAGTGTTGCTGAGTGAGTGTGCGTTCAAATCGGGGTCGATCGTAACCACTACGTAGGTATCATTTTCAGGTGTAATCGTATACCAATGTGGATTATTTATGCACTCCCAGCAGGGGTTTGATTGGGTGTCAAAGATGAAGTTGCAGTCCTCGTACTCATGGCAGAACGTGTCCTGCATGGGTAAGGTGATCGGAGTGGGTAGGCATTGGCTCAATGCGTGGAGGGGGAGGAGGAGGAGTAAGAGGGTACGCATGGGCGTGGGGGTGGTGTTGTTATAGTGGTTAGAAGGGTTATAAGCTATTTACACGCTGAAAAATATCAGGCCAATTTTCAAAAAAATCATCTTCACAAAATGTTTCGTCTGCATAAACCCAGTCTTTCGATGGTAATTCAATTATGTCTCCAATCTTACAAGTCATCTGAGGATATTCTTTAATAACCAAAAAACGGCCTATAACATCAGATTGGCAAGACTCGGTCTTGTTCTGTGGTTGTTTCATATCGCTGTGATAGGTGAATAAAGGTGCTTGTATAGGTAGTTAGCAGCAATATTACTCGTGCCATTCAATATCATTTCCGCAAGTATCGCAGCACTCTTCGTATGTTACTCTTTCGTTGACAATGTACGCTTCACAATTAGGACAGTATGCGTCTGCTGTTTCTGATACTAATTCAGCTTGTGAAGGAATACTGCTGCCAACATCACCTACCCGCAAGGCAGGGTTTATCGGTTCATTGGATTTCTGTTCCTTTTTCATCGTTATTACTATTTTGAATGTTTGTACTATTTAATCCTGTCCTGTCGGGTAGCTGAATGCCGTTATAGGTAATGGCTATGGACGTTTCAAATCAGGATTTCTTCTATAAAACAATTCCGTTTCTGCCCTACCTATTGCATCTTGTAAGTAAGCGTGTTCACCCTTCATCTCTTCAAGCCTATCAATTAGCTGTTGTTCGGTCATAGCTTCCCAAATAGAAAAGCCACTACCTATAACAGCAGTCTTGCGTAATGCGGGAGTCTGTGGTTGTTTCATGGGTTGGGGGTTATAGGCAATCTAAATAACTTGCAGTCCAAGAACTACCGTATCGGCATCGATACCAAACTGACCGCCATTTAAGATATAGCTAATTTTCCTATGGCAGACTTCACCTGTATAATCAGCCTTGTCTCCATTTTCATAATAATTTTCAGGGCAATACTCTCGAAGCAACACCTCGTCGCCTATCTGAAAGTTTCTGTCGTTTTTTCTAACCTCAAAAGGTTTTGCGCCCGATTTCACTTCCCTGAAATACATAGGCCATGCTTTTAATTCGTGTACCATTATTATCCTTTATCCCCGCGATCTTCCCCTCGCGGTGTGGGGGTAAAACCATTTAACTACAATTTAACATAATCTACAAATTCACCACCCCTATCGCAAAATGACCGTATCATTGAGCATAACAATCCAAAAGACATTCCTGAATGACCCTGATTTTCAATGATAGCCTTTACCTCTTGCAACGGCTTTCCGTTGTTTAACTGTTCAACGATTTCAAGGCACATTCCTAATTCCATTCCTTGATATAAATCATCAAGCCTAATCGGGACACACTTAGCCCACAATTCGCGATACTCTTCACTTAAAATTGCGTTGCCCTTTTCAATCCATTCTTTTGAAAGTTCAGGAATCGATTCTTTGTGCTTCCTTTCTTTTTCCTTGTACTCTTCATGTTTAATTCTTTGAAGTTCGTCAAATTCGGACTTTGTTTTACCCGTAATCTTTACATACGCGGAATCTAAATCATCAACATCAGAATACAACATTTGACCATTAAACAACCCGCAAACTGGCTCATCGTAGCTTTTTAACTCTTTGATCGCAGAATCGATGCTAATTGCAGTGGTGAGTTCAATTTCTTTATACTCTTTCATAACCTTTAAATTCAACCTACCGAAAATCCGCCCAGTAGGGTAGCGGTAAAAAATGCTGGTCTTTCCGAGCCGCCAGACTAATGCGTGAAACACTAACTGTCCCCCTAGTTTAGCTGCTAGCTCCATTTATATACACGCCCACGCCCGTGTTTAGCTCTAGGGGGTATTACCTCATCCCCCACGCAAGGCAGAGGATGAGGGTGATTAAAATCCAATCCTCGCAGGTCATAACCGCTCCAAGTATTGCTCAGGGGTTAAGCCATGCTTTTCAGCGACGGTGCTAAGCAACCCGCTTGACTGCTCGGTGATGCGCTCGGCTACGTCAGAGGGTACTACGTCGGCAAGTTCAACCGACGTGCGATAGAACGGCTTTAACATCTGCCCCGCGTACTTCATCATCCGCTTCTTGCTGATCGTATTGTAACCGTCGGTGTGAACACCCATCGTTAAGTCGGTGTTGCGGTACACCTTCGAGGGTCGAATAGTGCGCATCATATAGCCGTCGATGCCACGGTCTAGTGGCACGATAGGCAGCGACGCGATTGATGCTGTGCGCGCGGAAAAGTTCAACCCGCTTGCACCCTCAGGTGATCGGTAGACCGCCTTGCGCCCTGTTAGGAAGTCAAAGAACAACCCGTGGTCATCCTGTGTCCAGTTGTAACCCTCAGCGTGGCGGTCAACGGCGTTCTGCACCAATGTCGAGGGTGAATAGCAGTCAGTCGCCACCATGATGAACACCTCGCCCTTGGCTTGGGTTGCCATTTGCACCCACTTCTCAAGTAGCGGCATCCTCGATGCGTTGCGCAGGTAGGTAACCGATACGCCCTTGCTCAGTAGCTTCTGTGAGTATTCGGTGATGACCTTCAACGCTAGGTTGCTACTCTCGCACTCGCTGATAATCAACTCCCACTTAGCGGTGGTCTCTTGCCGTAGGAGCGACTCTAGTTGCAACCAAATGATGTCAGCGTTGCCCCACGTAGGGAGCGCAACGGTGGCTTGTACAGGTGTAGTGTCGGCTGGCTTGGGTGCCGCCTTGGGTGCGGGTGCCTTGGGTGCGGATGCCTTGGGTGCGCGCTTGCGCTTAGTTGTTGTTGTCATTGTATTATTGGGGGTTATAGACTAATGATAATTGCCTCAGCAATCGCGTGAACGATAGCCCTGTAGTTGTCGTGGTACTTCTTGACATCCGTCGGTGAAGTACAGAAGCATACCTCAACGAGCATATTGTGAGCAACGCGGGGGCTATGAAGATAACCAATTTTACCACGTGCTGTCTGCGATTCGAGAATGATGCCCGTGCCTCGACGCACTACAATGCCGCTTACCTTGTTGATGTAGTGGCAGATGCGGCGCGCCATGTCACCCTCGAATAAGGTGTGCTTGTCCTCGACAACGACCTCGCAGCCCGATGCCTTGGGGTTGGCCGATGCGTTGAAGTGGATGTCGATGCACACGTCTTTAGCACCTGCGGTCGTGCGTAGCCATGTGAGCACCGATTGAAGCGGCGTGTCGTTGCGGTCGTTGACCACTTTGAGGCCATGCAACCGCAAGTGTGCTGTCAGCGCATCGCGCAACCTGACGGCCTCTACGGCCTCATCGAATAGGCCGTGTGCACCTGTGCCGCGACCGTTGACCACGTTGTGGCCTGCTGTGAGGTAGATAATCATAATATTACTGCGTCGGGTGAGGCTGGCTCTGTGTCGGTCAACCCCTCATTGAGCGCGTCAACCGTGGTGCTCGCTGGCGGCTTAATACCTGTAAACCATTGCGAAGCGTGACTAATGTTGTCTTTGATCGACGCGCAAATAGCGCGTAGTTCAATCGCGTTCTCAATAGTCATCTTATCAGGAGTGCAACCATATCGCTCTGTAACCATCGCGGGCGTCACACCGTAGGTAGCAAGCCATGTAGTTGCCTTAGCAACCATGTCTGCGGGTTTATTATTACCTGTCTTCAACGTCTGCTGACACTGAGTGCTTGCCGCGTCGATGAGGTCGGGAGGCAACACTGCTAATATCCGCGCCCGTAACCGTCGCGCCCCTTGGTTGGCCGTCATCTCGTAAATGTCGCGCGGGTCGGTCAGGTTGTATTTCCCCGACTTCGTGTGTCGCTCGTGCTTCACGGTAAACTTCTGCGACGTGTAGACGTTGGTCTGCATATCCCAACAGTATGCCTCCATTTCGCTCTCGCCTACCTTGTTAGACAGTTCGCGAATACCGTAGTCGATGTTACCCCATAGCCGCGCCATCTCTTCAGCCATACGAATTGTCAGGCCTGTAACGGTTTCCTTTCCCTTCGGGTAAGCATAGAACGCTTGGTCGGCTAACGATTTACGGCTACATGATGCCATGATTGCATCGTAGGCCGCCGCCTCGTCGCGTGGAAATGATTTTGCAATTGCTAACTTACCTTGCGCTTCTGCGACCGCTCGGCTCTGTTCAATTGCTACTGCGCCCTCAGCAAGGTTCTTGCTTCGCTGCACGGCAAATGGGTTATTGTTATCACTCATGCTTGTAAAATTAATACTATTATTTATGTGTGCAACATTGCACGTAAATTATTACCATCGTAGGTGTGCACTAGGCTACCTTGTCACGATGCCTGTAGGGTTGTCGGGTGTCGTTGACCCTATGTACGCGACCTCGTAGGCTTTGAAGTACATAACAACCCTATCCTTATAGCGTAGCGACTTCATCACCGCTTGCACAGTTACCCTGCTGCCTACCTCAGGCACGCGCCCTCGGTACTCACACCACAGCTCAGTACTGTAGTGCTGGTCTGCCTCTTGCTTGACGGCAAAGCCATGATGAGCGGCGACTACCACGGTGCCGCGTATTGTTGTGAACTCTTTCATTGACTTGCGGTTAGGGTTGGAGTTGGTTAATCAGCGAAATCATTGCGCCTCGGCTGCTCTCGCGGCTAATGATCTCAATGCACAGGCTACGGCAAGCATCGAAGCCAGCGACGTATGGCTCAGTCGTTGCGGCGGTCGGTTCGGGCGCGGGTACTGGCTCAGGCTCAGGCGCGGCTACTGGCTCAGGTGCAGGCTCAGCCTTAGCCAGGTCGTTGGCAGCACGCAAGGCGGCTAACTCAGCCCGCTCGCGCTCCATTGCGGCACGCTCCTCGGCAAGGCGTTGCCGCTCACGCTCTAATTCGATACGCTCCTGCTCCTGTCGTTGCTTCTCAGCCTCGACCTTCTCACGCTCAGCACGTCCACGGGTAATTATGCCATCCCAATCACCGTCGGTAGCGTCGTCGATGGCTGCCGTGTGGATAATCTCGTTGCCCACTCGGTAGGCACCTGCGCTGAACTCATAGCCCGCATCGACTAGCTCAGCCGCCCTGCGTTGCCGCTTCTCGTTGCGCAGCCGCTCCTTCTCCATGTCGACCGCCGCGATGCGTTGCTCTAGGGTGGTGATCGTTGGGGTGCATAATTCAGTCAGTCGCTTAGCCTCTCCATCGACGGCGCGACCATATTCAAGCGCGACGGCTTTGAGCTCCTTGCGCTTCTTGTCGATCTCATTCGCGACCGACTTAGCTTGTCTAAGTGCCTTTTTCGCGGCGGTGTAGCCGCTGTCATCCCATACGCCGTTGATAGGGTAGTCGTCTACTTTAGGCAGCGCGGAGGCTACCTGCGCCTCGAGCGGCTTGTACTGCTCTAGCGCGTTGTTGATTGCATCTTGTGTTGATTGCATTGTGGTTGATTTTGTGCCTTGCGGCTGGTTAGTGTGTGCCTTGCGGCGGTTAATTACGTGATCGTTGATAAATAGCCCCGCGCTTATTCATGTGCGCTTTGAAGTCGTTATACTCCCACGCCTTGCCATGTGGTAGGTCCGCGACGAGGGTAACGGTGTCCAGCGCGATAGCTTGCTTCATTTGCGCCTTGGTCAGCGGCTCGAAGATTACGCGGTTGTTACCTCCGATGTAGAGGAGTTCCCACGCAGCCCTGCTTTGGCTTCGGTCAGCCCTGCTGTATACGTAGAACTCGATTATTGCGAACGGCGTGCCAGCGCGAAGTAGTGATTTTATCATTGGGTTGCTTGGTTGGTTATGATGATGTAGCCCAACTCCGATAACATCGCTCAGGTCGGGGGTTGTCATTACGCCAAAGGGCGGTGGTCACTTCGAGTGCTGCGATATGCTCGCGAGTGGCGGCGAGTTCATCTTGGATGGTCTGCTGCCATATCGACCACGACTGTGATCGTAGCGGTGGGTGGGTTGTTCTCATCTTCTCGATTCCCAACATTGGTTATTCTCAGGGGTGCATAGTCCGTTGTTGGGGTAAACGTCCTTTCCCTTTTTATTACAGTAGCCCTTTGACTTGGGCAACTTGTTCACCTTGTACTTCTCGCGGTAAGCCTTAGCCCATTCAACGTCACGGGCAAAGTGCTTACACGCGTTGCAGTTGGTGTCGATTGCTTCCAGTTCAATGTTACCTTCGCGGGTCATATCGGTAGCGGTGGGAGGGGTGTGCCGAGGTCGTAGTGGTTTGTGACTTCATTCCAAAAAGAATCGTCCTCGTTTGTGTCGTTCCAAAACGCAAATCCATAAACCGCATTTAAAATGGAGTTACACGGCTCATTAGGCTTGTCACACTGCCTAATCGCCCTCTCCCGATACCCGTCGGGCAACCGTTCAAGCCATCCGAGTATGGTCGTGGGTTCGGTCGTGGGTTCGGGTTCGGTGGGTTTAGGCTGCTCCAACTCGGCTATGCGAGCGCGGAGGGTGGAGATCTCCTTAGCGGGGTCGTCCATGCCAGCGCAGGCGTTAACGCAAGCGACTATGCGGGAGGCGTTATTTTCTGTTATTGACTCAGCTATAAGATAGCCTCCGTAGTAATTTAATGCTTGCTTGCAGTAAGAGCCATTAATACTTAAGCCTTGATTTGTATCAGCTATTACCGTAAGCTTACCTACTCTCCACGGCTCAGGTGTGTGTTTTGTGTTCATCTCAAATCGTGTTTTGTTTACGATTTCGCGAAGTTCTTTAATGGTTAGTTCAGGGTACTCTGATTTTGATTTAAAATAAGATTGAAAGTCCCCGTCGTAATACGTTTCAACTCCATCGCAATCAGATTCCCAATGCTTGTCTACCTTATGGTTACTGCAAGATAAACCCGCTTGTTCAAGAAGTTTATAAACTTCGGTTGATTCCTGCTCTGTGCATGGAATAAAAACGCTCAAAATCCTTTTATCAATGTTTGTGTTCATACTTCAATCTATTCCCCAACGTCTTCGCCCGTTGGTGTGGCGGTTGTACCTTCGTAAATATTGCCAACTACGGTTAGCTGTTTATTGTCTATGTGTTGCGTCAATCCTGTCTTCATTTTGCATGAAAAACGCGCTTTTTCTTGATTGAAAATAACTTCGAAAGGATAATCCCATGCCTCGTGTTGAACCAAATCCCCCTCGTAAATGTCAACCCCGTTTCTGTCAATGAGTCCCGTGAATTGCATGACGACCTCGTACTTCCTCAATATATCGTAGTTTGATACTGAGTGTCCAAAGAATGATTTTGCCGTAGACTCGTAAACCATTTCTTTGTCTATGTGATCCCACGCTCTAAACTTAATCTCTCTTGTCATCGTTATCCTGTTATACCGTTAGGCGGTTAGTTTATTCGGGTGGAAGCGAATTATGTTTCACTTTGAAAAGAGACAGTAATAACGCCACATCCATTAATTTTTATTTTTTCAGACAACTTCTTTTGGTACTCTAAAATAAAGCGGTGTTTTATTTCCAACGCCAATTCATACCCTCTACCGTCGTCAATGATTTTTATGCTTTTGCCTTGCTGTAAGGATAAAACGCCTTGTCTTAAGTTTTCCTCGTATCGTTCTTGCCTCCAATTGTCATCAAACCTTGGGTCAGGCATTGTCGCAGTTGGCTTTTCTCTTTTGAAAATTGTTGTCCAGTTCATATCTGTTGTCTTATGCCGTTAGGCGGTTAAAATTCAATCGTATGCACGATAAACGCCTCACTTAGCACCTCTCGTACTGTTGCCTCATCCTCGTCCGCTATGGTGTACGAGCCGTCGGAGTTTTCGACCTTGTCGAGGTGGAATAGCAACTGCATCACATGGGCGCGGTCGCTGTCTTAAATGTGGAGGGTCATATATACTTCAATAAAAATTCACGTTGCTTGTCTAATTCAGCATCCCCCGCAGCATCCCTCGCAGCCCCCGCAGCCCCCGCAGCTTCCCACGCAGCAGCCCCCGCAGCAGCCCCCGCAGCATCCCTCGCAGCTTCCCACGCAGCCCTCGCAGCTTCCCACGCAGCCCTCGCAGCATCCCTCGCAGCCCCCGCAGCCCCCACGCAGCCCTCGCAGCTTCCCACGCAGCATCCCACGCAGCTTCCCACGCAGCATCCCACGCAGCAGCCAGCTCGTCTTCGGTAGCCTCGCCATTAGCGTGTCGACGTGATACCTCAATAGCAGTTCGTGGGCGGTTATCATCGGGGTATTTCGCCCCGTAAAAAGGTAGCACGCTCTCTGCACAGTCGCAAGCGAATAGGCGTATCTCTTTATCGTGACCTTCGACTGCACGCAACGCCCAAATAGCATCTTTAACCCCCAACAGGTCGAGAATGTAGCGTATTGTAACCTCAGTGTCATCAGCATCCGTCTTACCTAAAGAGGTAAGCAGCTTTTTCCAAGATTCTTCGCAAGGTTTTTTCTCGCGGATTTTGTTTAGCGTTGTTTTCATAGCTGCATGAATTGTTCGTAGGTGTAGCGGGTGCGGTCGGCTACCTTGATAGCCGTGTAAGTGAATTGTGTCATGGTGTTTGTTTTATTGGTTTGCGCTAACAATCGCTTCAATCTCATCCATGTTCCACGGATTCACGGCTGCAATAGCCGCGAAAATGTTAGCGTGAGTCTTGTAATTCAGCGGCTCTAATTTCGCAAGGTCATACACATGGTAAGAGTAGTCGCCAAAATCAAATGTGTTGTAACCCTCCTCCCACACAATACGCCCGCTGTCGGTTCTCATTGTGCCGTCGTCGTCGGTCATAACATCTTCGCGGTTGTTAACGATCTTCCATGCTTCGTTGTCGTCTTGAACCGTGTCGATAAATCGGTAACCGCCAGTCGCCCAATGATCTCGGTAATTACTGACGTGCTGAGGGTAAAGGATAAGTAGTGCTTTCATAGCGTTTGATTTATTGGTTACTTCTTACGTTTTTTTGCCGCCCGTTGCTGAGCGCGGTAGCTCATTTTCGTGTGCTTGCGGGGAATAAAAAATGGTGATGCGCTTGCGAGTTTTGATAATTGCTCGCGTTCCATGCCATTAAAAACGTAAGGGAGTGAAAGTAAAATTGTTACTGCTTTTGATGCCTTCATAGCTATTTGATTTATTGGTTTATGCAGTGTAGGATGCTGCTCCCCGTGGGTTTGGTTATTTCGATAGTTTCAACACTCCGTTTTCAATGTAAACCTCTTTGCGGCTCAACCAAAGTGATACTCGTTTATCTAAGTTCTTACCGATTAACGATACATTTACTCCTCCGTCTGCGAGTTTCCATGCTAACTGTGCTCCGTTTGTGATCTTCGTTGTCATATCCGTGTTGTTTGATGTGGTAAAGATACTACGAAAATTCACACTACCAAAAAAAATATTACTTTTTTTCACCTTAAAGCTCATTTTTTTTCACTCACCTACACCGTCGGAGGTGATTTACCCCGTCGTTATTGACTTCCAAGCGATTGCAACCCCACGCGATGAGTGACCAGACATGAAGTAAATAGTGCCCGTGCACTCGGCACCGTCGATGCGCTGCAACACCTTACCGTGGTTCTTTTCCCACTGTGTCCCACGCAGTAAGTCGCGCACGCCCTTGGCTGTGTTGCTCACAATGAACCGCCCCGCGTCGATCTTAATACCTACCCTCAGTAGCCTGTCCTTCATCTGCTCTACATGGGTGTAATTATTACCACCGCTTAGGCAGCCGTCGATCAACTCCCCGATGGTGCGCTCAACCGTTGAGCCATACTCGCCTTGCTCCACCTTCACGACACACTCTAACAAGTAGCTGAGCAACTGCAATTCATCGCGGTCGCCCTCTAGGCTGCGCTCCTCCTCCCAATCCTGCTGCTCCATCCATCGACGGGCTAACTCCTCGGTCACTACCTTGTCGGAGGCAAGTAGCCACGCCCCAGCGCACAGCGGTGCGATCTGATCGGCCAGACGGCTGCTGCCTAAATACTCGCTTGCCACCTTGGTGAACACCTCAATGTTAGCCATTAACGTGGGTAACATCGTGATCGTGCGGGCGTGAAATCCGCTCACAAAATCATCGCTCATTACCGCAATGTATTTGCGCTTTAACTCCTCGAAGTGCGCATCGCGGTCACCAAGGTACTTGGACAGGCCCAACACCGATACCCGCGTGCGGTCGGCATGCTTGCGCGCTTGGTAGATAATCGATGCGAACAAAAACGAACTCCTAATACTGAACGACTTGGCCGCGTGCCCAGCCGTGCCCTTCAACATCTTGCTTGCGCTCTCTGCTGAGGATATGCGCATGAGGTTCAATATCTCCTCAATGCGGTTCATCGCGTTCTTATCCTCGGCCTCGGCCTCGTCGAAGATAACCGGCAACGCATCGTGACCGAGGTACTGCCTAATTCCGCTCTCGGTGGTTGACCCCTCCACGGGTGCTGCCGCTGGCCCCATTATCTTCATCACGATCTCGCGCATGATGTACGTCTTACCAGTGCCCGCGCCTCCCGTTATCCACACGTGAGGTCGCCACATCAGCGCGCCACATATCGGCGCAATGACGCACCACCCTGCAAGCAACTGTGCGTTCACGCGCCGCTCCCAGCTTATATGCGATAGCAACTCAATGAACTTGCGCCCTTGCTCTTTATTGATGGGGTTATGGTTATGTAAGTCCATCGTGTTGCCGACCTCGTAGATGTACTTGCTGTCGATCTCGTAGGTGTTACATTGCTTGCCGTCGACATATAGGCTGTCTCCAGCGTGAATGACATAGCGACCTCCGTCGCGCCATGCACCACGGCCTCTGATATTATCCATGTTGAAGATGCCCTTGCGATAGCAACTCTGCATCAAGTCGCTCGCAGCCGTGTCAGCATCGAAGCTGCCGCGAGCGGGGTAGAGTGCTTCCCAATAGTCAGGCGGTGCCATTGTGTATAGCTCCTTCTTGGTCATCTTACCGCTTGTCATGTAGTGCACCATGCGCGATGCGTAGACGTAGAACGCAAATTCTACCCCGCCACTGTCAGACTTGAAGTAACCGAGGCAGCGAAAATAGCGGTCGGTAGTAGCGGGTGGCTGCGGTGCGGCCGGTGATTCTACCGCTTCGGGCTGCTTAGGCTCAATGCGCACGCTATACCTGTCGCCTGTGCGCAGTGCGCAGGCCGTCACCCCGTGCATCGTGTAGGTTACGCCCTCCACCTCATCTGACCAGTCGGGAGGCAGCCCCCAGCCTTGCGGCTCAACACGGTTGGCTTGCAGCCAGCCGAGGGTAACCGCTGCCGTCCAGCCGCTGTCAGCGACATCCCACCCCTGCGGTGCTGTGAGCGGTGAGGTGATGAAGTCGCCAGTGCCGCCACACAACTCGCGGGCTATCACCATCGCGCAGTAGCCTACCGCGTCGTTGTCAGGCCAGTACAATACCTTACGGCCTTGCAATGGCGACCAGTCGTGCTTATCAACGGCGTTCACCCCACCGTGCCACGCGATGACGGCTAGCGACTTAATCTTACCTTGCAGCCAGTTACAGGTCTTCTCGCCCTCGACAACGACTACAGGTAACGACGTGTCTACAAGCGATGAGGTGTTATATAGTGGCAACTTACCCGCAGGGCGTTGCCACCGCCAGGAGCGCTTACCGTCGCGCTCAGCGTAAATAAGCGGGCGCATCTCCTTACCCTTATCGGTGTTGAACCGCACCACATAATAAGTAGGCGTGTACTTATGCACCTCCGATGGTTGACCTAGTTGATAGTGACTGTCAGGCATCGGTGGCACGCTCTCGCAATGCTCCACCCATATCCACGGCTTAGGCTTGTCTGCGGGCTGCTCGATGGGTGCAGCGGTGGTGTTGCTTATGATCTCTAGTGCCCTAGGTACCTCGCATCGCTCGATTTTGGTCACGAAATCAACTACGTCGCCGCCCTCGCCACACGCAAGGCACTTGAACAAGTCTTTGTCAGGCACAACGCCCATCGAAGGCTTTTTGTCATCGTGAAACGGGCATAATCCGACCCACTCCTTGCCCTTTTTTTTGAGCGCAACGTACCTACCGACAACCTCCACAATGTCGGCTGCCGCTTTTACCTCTTGAATATCCATCTGTAATGCGCCGCAGCGCGGTTTGGTGCACTAAGGCGCGGTTATTGCGCCTCGGTGCAAGGTTGGTTAATCAATCATTGACCAGTCGAACGGCACCTCAGCGATGCTATGATACTTCGGGTCGTCGTAATGGTGTAGGTTGTCGCTCGTTTTGAGGTCGAACACGACGGGTAAATAGGTGCCTATCGGGTGCACGGCAACACGGGTGGTCGATGTTATCAATCGCTCGCTGTTGCCGTCGAGCCCCTTAATAAGGTGCGGCGACCACATGTGACCGTGCTCTTTAATCGTTGCCTCGATCAGTGAGCGGTGCACAAAGCGACCCGCGCCCATGTTGCCCTGAGAGTGATGCACACGCATCTTCGTGCGGCACAGGCTGACCAGCGCGCACTTAGTGAACGAGCCGAACTTGCAGCCCTGCTTCATCCACTTAGCCGCCGTAGCCAAACCATCGGAGGTGATAAGGTCGTCGCTTCCAAGCTGCATAAGGTAGTCCCATTGCCATTCATCCTCAAGCATAGACTTCAACGCCTTGTTGTGACGTGTAGCCAGCGGCATATCGTTGCTAAGATAACGGGCTGTGCCTCGATGCGCCTCATGATCCATGAAGATGAACGGCCTATATCTCACGTCGTAGTCGTTGTTCAATGCGCTGACAAGGTGCTCAATAACCTGCTTGAACACCGCCTCACGCTCAGGGTTGCCCATGTGCATGAGAATAAGTATAGCGCATCGAGGCTGTACAGTGACCGAGAACTGTCCTAGTTGAATGTCGGCTGTTGATGTGGTTGATGTGTTATCCATTGTAGTGCGTTGAGATGATGCCACGGTTTACGATCTGTGCTGCGTCGGCCTCTGAGCGAGCGATGCCAGCGATGCCACCTTCGATGTTGATGCGACCTATGAAGTGCTCCTGCTCAGGTGACACCCGCCCCTTGTCGGTCTTCACTTCAATCGCGGTGAACACCGCCACGAGCTTACCTACGTGTTCAGGTGCGATGCGTAGCTTGGTGTACCCGATTAGGTCGCTGCTGCCTTTGACAAGTCCGAAGTGCACTATCTGAGGGTTGCGAATTATTATTGAACCGTCGGGCTGCTTAGTCACGTCGCCACGCCATGCGCTGCCGACGTTGTTGCGGAATAGTACGCTCTTGCCGCTCTTGGATTGTGCAATGCGGATCCGCTGTGAGATATTGGTTTCGTTCATGGGTTAAAATGGTAGGTCATTGTTATCATCATCACCGCTGAGGTTCATTGGTGCGTCGTGTGGTTGTGCGGGTTGAGAGGGTTGTGCGTCGCTCGGCTTACCGTCCAGCATCTTCAAGGTATTTACAATCACTTCAGTGCGGTACTTTTTTTGATCTCCTTCACCCCAAGAACGGGTCTTTACCTTACCCTCAATGTAGAGCTTCGAGCCCTTCTTTACGTAGCGTTTGACAACCTCAACCAGCGGGCCGTTGACAACGCAATTATGCCACTCGGTTGCTTCCTTTTTTTGGCCCGTCGTCTTGTCCTTCCAACTTTCGGTTGTGGCAAGCGAGAACTCAGCGATTGAGCCGCCGTTGTCAAATATTTTGGCCGTCGGGTCTTGACCGACGTTGCCTAAGAGGGTGATTTTGTTTATCATAACTTACCTGCGGTTGACTTATAGTTGTAAATAATCTCTCGAAGCAAAAGTACCTCATCCTTAGATAGCGGTGATACTGAGTACTTTGCCATAAACTCATGGTAAGACATAACCTCTCGGTTATGGTTGTGCTCGTAAATTACATACGTGCCATCTTCTTCACCAAGAATGTGATAATTTCCCTTTGCATATTTTAAGCTCCAATCGCTAAAATGCGCGTCTTCATAGGGTGTATAATTCATTCCTCTTAGCACTTCGGCAACGTCATTAAACTCGCGTTCGTCTGCTATCTTGACGGTTATGTTGGTAAATTTGGTCATGCTTTCACTGCTTTTAAATTGGTTGCTGATTCTGTCCTTACGACCTCGCCTTCTTTAGTCCATCGCCAAAACACTTGACCGTCGTATAGCCCGTAACTTGTTGGCTCTTTTGGGTCACGCTTGCCGATCAGTAAGTAGAAGCCGCCTACCTGGTGCGGTGCTTCGATGAGGGTGTGGGTGTCTAAAGCATTTGCCGTTATACGCGCGCCTACAACCCATCGAGCGATTTTTGACATCCATAATAATGCCCCACCGTAATAAACACATGAAATACTATCAAAGCTAAATCGAAAGACCCCGCTGTATGTTTCGGATGTTGGTTCGAGCTGCGGTTCAGGCTGCACGGGCTTTGCTTCGACGTGTGCCTTTAACAACTCCCGTAACTGATGAATCTCTCCGATGGTTAGGGGTTTGGTTAGGGGCTGATACTTCGAGATGAACTCGTCGTAGGTATAGCGAGTGAATTCATCGCCTGCGTCTATGCTGTAAATCCCATATCCATCCTCGGTTGTCAACACGCGTAAATCGCCCGTCGACCATCTCTGATTAAAATCGCTCCACATTGGCACGGGGTCAGGCTCGTACCCCATTGAACGCATGACTTCTGTAACGGCGTTGTACTGCTCTTCGTCGGCTATTTTAACCGATAATTTTTGTAATTGCTCCATTGTGTTGTGTGTTGTTAGCGTGTGCTATGTGTTGTGTATCGTGTTACTTTATCCCCTTCAATTGAGCCATGCGCCACACCCAGCCGTTCTTATAGCCTCGGTCGCGTGCGATCGCTCGTAGGTCATCCAGAGTGCGTGCCATGCCCACCTCCATGCGTGCCGCCTTGCGC